CAAAGCGGAGGCGACTTACGCGAGGGTAGAGGCCTTTTCCTTCTCAGGTAAAACTAAGAAAGAGAAGCGACTTCCACTATCAAATAAGTTCTCCGCTTTGGGCTGCGCCGTTGGTAGCTTGGAGTGTCTGGCGAATGAGCCTGATCGTAAGATCAGTTACTCGTTCGTCGGGCGCTCTTTGCCACAAGGTAGCAAAACAGTCGAGAAGAAGGCTCTTCAGGAGCACCGGAAAGCTTTCACGAGAAAGGACTGCGAAGTCCCTCTTGCTACTATCGGATCTATGAGATCATGGGCACAGAAATGGGGTGCAAAGCACGCTCCAGATTCTGCTCCTATGAGCTTCTCACTGACCGCTGGTGGCTGTCTTGAGAAATCAAGACGAGAGGGGGGCCTAGCAGCTTTCCTCGTGGAACTTAACGCTGCTGCTGATGGTGGTAACCTTGAGTTCGGTGAGAAACCCTCCGGCATCTATGATGTCGATTGGGAATCCTACCGGACCCAAGCCGTACTTCGAGAGGCACTGCTAGATAACTTCAACAGCCTCGAGAGACCGTTACGTGCTCGAGTCGAGATAATCTCCGAAAGGGGATTCAAAGCTCGAGTCGTAACTAAGTCTCCTGGGGCTGCTGTTGCTCTAGGTCACCTTCTCCGAATCACTGCGCTTTCCTCGCTCCGTAAGGATGCGAGGGTAAGCGCAGTGCTAAGAGGAGATCACCTAGAGGCAGTGCGCTCGATGATACGGGGCGGAGTCCCTGGCCCAGTAGAAGTCCTGAGTGCGGACCTATCCGCTGCCACAGATAACCTTCACCATAGTGCTGCTAGAGCGCTATGGTTAGGTTACTGTGACGGGATAGGCCTGCACTCAGAGCTCCGAAAGGTCGGGGAGGAACTGCTTGGTCCTATGCACGTCACATATCCAGACGGCCACGAGATTGAGTCAAGCTCTTGCGGGATCCTTATGGGTCTCCCACTTACTTGGTTCATCTTGTGTCTGGCTAATATGTGGAGTGCAGACTCCGCTGTTGCCACAGTACGATCCAAGTCTTCCCAGAGTGAAGGCTTAGGTCCCCAGCCCTATAGAATCTGTGGGGACGATCTCGTTGGTGTTTGGAAGCCAAGTGTAAGGAAGGTCTATGAGAGCAACATCCTCTTAACAGGGATGAAGTTCTCTGGTCCTTCTAAACATTTGACTTCGCTTAACTATGGTATTTTTACCGAGGAAGTTTTTAAACTCTCTCGTGTAGAAATACCATTGGAAAGGCAGAACACCATTTCACGTCTTACTAGGGTCCGCCCAGGTAAGGCTTCTACTCCAAAGTTATACTCTGAAGTAGTCGCCGGGCCTGTTGCGGGTTCTCGTAAGGCGAGATGGACAAGATCGTACCACCAGGTTCCTTGGGGTTTGGGTGCGATGGAAGGTCCCATCGGTTTCCCATTAAGAGGCTTGGTTACAGTTCCAGGGCATACGCCCGAGAGCTGTTCCCTCGCTCCTTGGTGGGTAACCGTTGGTCCAACTATCGCCCTGGCTTGCCAGAAACATCCTAATCACCACAGGTTGATTAGACAGATTGGTCTGTCTGCTCACCCTGGGGTGGCTTCCTGGGCATCGAAGAGGGGTTTACCTCCCTTCTTGCCTAGAGAATTAGGTGGTTTTGGCTTGCCAGCACCTAAGCCTTCCTCCCAGGTAGAGCTTCGTAAGGTAGCTCCTCTGTGGGCCAGACGCGCGATATACCATACTCTTCTTCAGGGGAAACCCTTAGAATTGGATGGCTTATCACGTGTTTGGTCGATGGTGGGCTCTGTCGCGTGGAGAGACCTTGCCAGCGGTGACGTTGGCGATGTCTTCTCTCACTCTTTCAGAGTCCTTCATCGTTCCGCAGAGGAGAAGGTCACAACTTTGAAGGGCTTGGGAGCCCAGGAGTTGGTTGGGAAGACACCTTCAGATATTGAAGAGATGTCTATCCAATCCCGTTCACGAGACTATTGTCTCATGATGGGGCTGGAGCCAACAAACTCTTGGGTCATCAGGCCTACCAAAGTTGCGGCTGCCTTACGAAAGCGGGGACGACGCCCTGTTCCTGTTCGTTACTTACCTCGGTCGGTCAGACTGCAAAGTCTGATTGACTCGGTACGTAACATTCCGAAACAGTACGTCGTCCTTGCTCTACCTGAGAGTTTGAACTCTGAGGTTGACTTGGACGCTGTCAAAGGTGCTGGCGACCC